TTTGCCAAAGGAAGTCAAGGAAGAACTTGACAACTTGAAATCTTACGTTGAGAATGAAAAGAAAGAAAAAGAGGCAGTAGCTTTTCAAAACACCGTCCGATTGTTCGATTCGGTTTTTGCAAACCTCTCCTCTCAGAAAACTCGCACCGGCGAACCTGTATTCCCCGACATTAATGATAGTCCGTCGGGTATCGAATTCGCCCGCGAGTTAGGATCTCTCACCAAGGACGAAGCATTTCAACGCGGCGTCCTTCGCAGATTCCCCGACGCGGATTTTTCCGTCGTTGTCCGAGAAGCCTACAAGTATTTGGGCGGTCGGGTATCTGGTGAGCCGGTGAAAGTCTCCACGCAAAGCAATCAACAACATCTTCAACGCTCGCGCCGCGCCGCTGCCGCTACACCCGGCCGTACCGCTCCGCGAGTTAACGATTCGAACCTTCAGGGCAAGCTCAGTAATCGAGCCGCGCTCAAGAAGGCTCTCGAACTGCACAGGGAGCACTAGCGCCTAACCGCTAAGGCTTCCTCGTGAGGAGGCTTTAGTGGCAGATAATTTTAGCGACATTTACTCAACTACGTGGGAGCTCCGAGAGAAGAAACCCGCAGACGCCGTAGCGGACAACATTCCGCTCGTGTGGAAGATGCGGAAGAACGGCGGAATCAAGACGATTTCCGGCGGTCGATTCATCTCGGAAAACATCCGGATTGCTCAAAACCAGTACGTTCAGCTCATCGACGCGGATGAGGAAATCGCGATGGGGTATAACAACACCCTCGCGGCTTTCCAATTCACGCCGAAAATTATCGTTACTCCGACGGTTATTAACGAGCTTGAACAGGCTCAGAATCAGGGCGAATCGGCATTCCTCGATTTGATGGACGAGCGGCAGGAAATCGCCGACGAGTCTACGTGGAACGTTGTCGAGGCGATGTTACAAGGCGACGGCACCACGTATGGCGGAAAGGCTTTTGCCGGGATCCGTTCGTACGTCGTCGATACAACGACGTCCGGGTCAATTGGCGGATTGAGCCGCCTCACTTATTCGGCAATCCGAAACACATCGGTCAATCTCGTTTCAACGTTCGGTTCCCCAACCGATTCGAGCAACATCGAATCCCGCACCCGATATGTGAAGAACCTGATTGTTCGCGGCACCGATAAACCGGATCTCGGTTTGTTCGGTACGACCTACTACAACGCCGCCTGTGACTCGTTCTCGGGCAAGCAGCGTATCACGGTCGACAAGGACATGTACGAAGCGAACTTCGATAACGTCGTGATCGAAGGCGTCACGATCGTTCTCGCAGGCGGAAAGATCTTTTCGGGTCTCTCCCACATCGCAGCGGATCGCGGATACCTCCTTAACACGAAGACATTCAAGTTGAAGATGTACAGCGGGTACAACTTCCAGCCGCTCAACAAGCGCACGTCGTTCAATCAGTTGGTCGAAGCCGCGATCCTTCTCGGCATCGGTAACCTCACGATGAACAACCCGGCGCTCAATGCCGTTATGTACGATTCGTAAAAGGGGAAAGAAATGACAGCGCAAGCAAAATACAACTTTTCCGCTACTGACGGCACAACGGCACTCGCGGCGCTCGGGCAGGAAGTGAACGTGAAGGGTGCGACATGGATGTATGTCAAAGCCTCGACCACGATCACGGCCTACCAGGCATGCATCGTAACGCCGGTAACGTGCACGATTCAGCCGCTTACGACCGCGCTCGCTGCGTCGGTCGGTCCGGTCGCTGATGTCGTGATCCCTCAATTCGATTTCGCCTCCGGCGAATACGGATATGCCCCGGTTGGACCGTTCAACCTTCGCGAAGACAACTCGACGACGTTCAAGGTTTCGGCCCTGACGCTCGATGCGGCCGGCGCGAAGCAGTACACCACGGCCACGGCAGGATCGGTCGACGATACGGCAACCACGCTCATCAACGGACTGACACTCAGTTCCACGGTGGGCGGTTCGACAGCGAACACGGCATGCACCGCATCGAGCCGGCTCGGCGTCGGGCTCTCCTAGTTAGTTCAGAGTCACGGGGGCTTCTGGCCCCCGTGACGTTTTGGAAGGAAGAAAATGGACGGTGTCGATACCTTTGATTCGCCCCTGCTCGCGGACGTGCAGATCAACTCTGACGGAACGCTCAAGCAGAACGGGAAACAGAACGTTAGGTTTTACCAGAAAAAGCGCCTTAATTTCCGGGCTCGCCCGCTGTACGTGAAGCAGGATGACGGATCCTATTCGCTCGATGCGAACGGGAAGAAAATTCAGGCAAAGGACAAGGACGGACGACCCTTGTTCGAGATCGACCCAAAGACCGGCATTCCGTTCAAAGACGCATACGAAGAGCTCGTCACGATGATTCGTGTCGAGACCAAGGGCGATACGAACATCAAAGAGGACGTCGCGGACGCTTTCGCCAAGCGACAGTTTCACCGGCAGTACAAGTTTTTCCGCGATGGAAAGATCCCCGACGGTCACTCGATCGAGGATTTCGATTTCCTCCAACCAAGCACGATCACCGAACTCCATATGTTCGGCATCCATACCCTCGAACAAGTCGCAGATATGGATGAAGTCGCTTGCGAGCAAATCAAGGACCAATCGGGCTACGAGATCCGAGACATCGCGAAGCAGTGGCTCCGTATCAACTCCCCGGATGGTCAGACCGAGAAGGCGAATCGAATGGAGCTCGAAAACGCGCGGCTCAGGCGTGAGGTCGAGTCCCTTAAAGCCCAAGGACGGGGAGCCCGGGGAGCCCAAATGGCGGTAGCTGATGAGCCGGAAGCCGAAGAGCCGGACGCGCCGACGATGGAACTCACTCCCGAACAACTGTCAACGCGGCGCGGTGTTGGCCGACCGAGGAAGGTATGAAAATGAAGAAAATTGCATGCTCAATCGTTGTTGCGCTTTTGGCGTTCGTGTCCGGCTCGGCTCATGCCGATTCGTGCACCACATCGCTCGGAGTGTTTTTCACTCCGGCGCAATCCATATCACTTTGTACGAAGCTCGGAAAATTTTACAGCGTCGATTTTAACTTCATTGCTGGCAAGACGATCGGCATTCAGGAAGCAACTTCGGCTTCGAAATGTATGGGATCGGTAACATTCAACGGCACAACCGCCGTGACGGTTTCGACGACGTGTGCAACGACCGGATCGAGGATCTTCCTTACTCCGACAAGCGATCCGACGGGCGCAACCGCTGCTTATTGTTGGGTCACCAATATCGTCACCGGCGTTTCGTTTGATGTCGATTGCGATCAAGCCAACGATGGAACGGCAAACTGGATCGTAATTCACGAGGCGCCGTAATGGGAACCTTCGTCAAGCGCACATTCGCAAACGTTGCGGCATCTCAAACCGACTCCGCGCTCGTTACGGCGGTTTCTGGCACTGCGATCAAGGTGCTCGGGCTTGCGCTCGTGTGTGGCGGTACGGCGACGACGGTGACGTTCAATACAAAGCCGTCTGGGGCAGGCTCGGCCCGCTCCGCAACGTTTTCTCTTGGCATTAACGGCGTGCTGGTATTGCCGGAAACTGAAAACGGAGACGGATGGTTTGAGACGGCAGTCGGCGAGGGTTTGAGCGTCACGACCGGCGCGGGATCCACAGTAGCAATGCAAATTATTTACGCTCAACGAGCGGTGTAGGAGACATATGCAGAGTTTTTATTTGGCAGACGAACAGCACAAAACCCTCAAGGGCGACGTCGTTGAATTTAAAGGCGTTCTCTTCTTCAAGCAGGACCGTTCGGGATTCGACGGAAAGGCGACGAAGGACCACGTGAAGGGATACCCGAAAGAGTTTCAGCTCTTCAAGGACGCACATCCGGAATTCGTTCTTCCGGATTCGTTCCTCGATCTCGAAGTAGGACAGCCCGTGTCCGCGCCGGCGGCGGTCGCTCCGGTCGCCGAAGCTGCTCCCGTCGTCGAAGCCCCGAAGGATGAAGACAAGCCGAGCGAGTAAGGTCATGCATGGCGCAGGTAGTTTCGGACATAATCGCGAACTTCCTCGATCGGATTAACCAGCCGCGTGAGTCGAGCTATGTGGGCAACACGAGCCCGGCCGCGCGGCAATACATCTCACTTTTCAAATACGTCGCCGGAAAGCTGCTTGAGTACCAGGATGGTTGGGATCAGCTAAAGCGGATCTATACCTTCACGACCTCGACCGGCGTCTCAAACTACCAGCTCCCGGGCGACTATCTCCGGATGCTCACCGGGACGCAGTGGGGAGTTACGAATCAGATTCCCCTTGCGGGCCCGCTCTCGAACGCGCGCCTCGCGTTTCAGACGTACGGCGTGAATATCGCAACGCCCTACTTCGGTTACCAGGTAAACAGCGCACAGGGATACGTTTTCAATACCTCACCCTACACGCAGCAATCCGCCGGGTATTTTCAGATCTCACCGGCAGGTCAGGACGACACGACGCAAAACGTGATCGCATACACCTCGTGTAACTACGTGTGGCCGCAAAATTGGGCGCCGTCGACCGCATACGTCGCCGGGAACATCCGAACCGGCATCAACAACATGTACTACTGCACGCAGTCGGGAACGTCCGGGACGACGCGCCTTAGTGCGACATCCGGCGAAATTACCGATGGCTCATGCAAATGGGTGCCGTACCACGAGCCATATTTTCAGGCCGATACCGATTTCGTGCTTCTCGACGATGAGCTCTTTATCGAGGGTCTCCGGTGGGCCTGGTACGAATCGAAACAGCAATTCGACGCAGCTCGGCAGTATGAAGCGAAATGGCGCAGCGCGGTTCGCTCGGCGCTCGGTAGACAAAACGGCGCGGTGGTCATCAGCGCCGCTTACGACATGCAATCAACATTCGATTGGCCGATCGTTCCCGTGGGCGGTTGGTCCGGGACGGGAGGTAGCTAGTGGCAATCGTAAAAAACAATCCCTATCCCGAGATCGGCGACTATTTCGGGCAATACCGGAATTGGAAGCCGATCACGCTCCCGTCCGGTGAAGTCGTCTATGAGATCCCCGGCCATCCGGAACGGGTATTCGTTCCCTCGCTCTCGAATGCGAGCGGTCGCCCCGTATTGCGTCCGAATCCGAGCGCAGAGATCGCAAAGCAGCAAGAGGCGGAAGACGCGCAGAAGAAGGCGCAGAAGCAGCAAGAGCGCGCGAACAGCCCGCTCGGGCAGGCAACGCCGGTCATCGCCGGAACCGGCGGCGTTCTCGTCGCTAACGAGATCATGAAAGGCGGCTTCGGCAATCCGCCGCCTAAGCTCTCGTTTGTCGATACGAAGACCGGGACGCAATTCTTCGACGACGGCTCGAAGATCATGGCGGACGGAACGAAAGTCCCGCCGCCCACGGGTGCCATAACGCCATCGCAAGCCGCCGCACAGGGCGCAACGAGCGCCCCCACGGTGGCGGCCGGCGGTTCGTCGGCTCACATTGCCGAGCTCCCCGGTGGCGGCACGGCCATGCCAGACGGATCCGTCGTCAACGGCTCAACGGTCCAGATGCCCGACGGTACTACCGCCAACGTGGAAACAGGGCAGGTTGCCGACGCGAACGGCTCTCCGATTTCCGGCACACAGGCAGCTCAGATCCTTCAAGGCGCGATGGCGATCTATGAAGGGTACACCGCATACCAGAAATGGAAGAGCGGCGACCGCACCGGCGCGGCAATCAGCGGCACGAGCGCAGGACTCACGGGCGCGGGCGCTCTTGGGTACGGTACGGCAGGCGCGGCGGGCGCGGTCCTAGGGTATTACGGCCCGTCATACGCGAAGTATGCGCAAAATTTAATGAAGGATCCCGAGGAGGACGACTATTTCAAGGCCGCTCTCCTCAGTAATCTTGTGACCGCGTGGGCGGTTCCGATAATGGACGCGGCCGGAATCGGAGTCAAAGCCGGAAAACACATCGACCAAAAGAAACGCGATCTCGTGCGCGATTTTCTCTATGACAACAAGATCACGACGGTCGAAGACGGACACCACTACATCACCCTTGCGGACGGCACGAAATACGACATCGGCAAGGACGGGCACGATCGGCCGTACAACGTGGACTTTTCGCGAGAGGGAATCGGAGGCGTCGTTGCCGATCTGAATCCGCTCGGCGCGATTGTCGGCGGCGGCGATCAGAAACTCACCGATGATTTCACCGGCTACTACACGAACGCGGCGACCTCAAGCGGCGACGTAAATCAGAACATCCGGAAACTCTACGCAGATCACGGCATCAAGACCGCTGAACAGGCAAGCTCGGTTATCGATCAACTCGTCGCGGATAAGCGTCTCGATCCCGAAAAGGCGGCCATCTACAAGAACAGCCTCGGTCGCGTATTCAGCGGCAGCGGAAGCACCTTCACCGGAACCAAGCCGCCCGCCAATCAGCAGGCGCCGCAGACACCACAAACGCCTCAACAACCGCAAACACCAGGCACAGCCGCCGCACAGGGAGCTAAGGAACCGATGAAAATCACCGACATACCGGCCAACCAGAAGCCCGCAACATTTAGCTCGTCGGCTCCGACCCTTCCGACGCAGCAATACAAACCCCTCGCGATGCCGAACGCGACCGGCGGCGGAATGCAGATCGATCAACCGACGGCCCCGATGCTCGGAAAGACCGGAAAGCCGCTTCATGTGGTCTACGACGAGACCGGAAAGGGCAGCTACGTTGACCCTGACGGCGGTCCCGTTCCGCAAGTGTTGTTTTTCAAGCCCGGAAGCCCGGCAGCGCAGCAAGCGATCGGAGGAATGCAAGCAATCGGCGGACAGCCGATGACACCGGCGGAAGCGGCAGCACAGGGCGCCATGCGGTCGAGCACGAAATCGCCCGGCATCGATCTTAGTGGGCGCAGAATCCCGGTGGTAAATTACCGATGACGCAATCCGCGACTCTCCCCGCACCATATCGCGGCGTAAATGAAAGCGTCCCGCTCGCGGCGCTTGAGAGTCCTTTTTGCGAAAATCTGGTCAATTTCAACGTCACCCGGGCGGGAATCTCGCTCAGACACGGAGATAGCAAGGTTCAGTATGTAAATCGAGGCGTAGATGCGGACTACGCAACCGGCCTCGCGGTGTATGCCGATAAGTTGTTCAGTATCGCGATCGACCTAAGCGGAATTTCAGAAACGCGCATTTACAACGCGCTTACAAATACCCTCGTCTACACTGGCGCTCCCGCTACCGGGTTATCTCAGACGTGTTACGTCACCTTCAATCGCTACCTCTTTATTTTCGGCGACGCGTTCTCGGATAGCGTCGTATATAACGGCACTGCCGGCACGTGGGCAGCCGTAACATTCACGGGAATCTCAGGCCAAATCGCTAGCGCATGCGTATACAACAATCGTATGTACATGAGTCGAGGCAGTGACGGCACAACGCCAAATCGTCAGATTTACTGGTACACCGAACTCCTCGCGATTACCGGCGCGGTAAATCAAGTCGACCTTTCCGGGGTATTTAATTTCGCATCGGATCTCTCCTTCGTAGCCCCATTGACGATCGCCGATAACGTGAGTGCCGTTACGATGCTTTGCTGCGTCGCGATGAGCGGCGAGATTCTCTTTTACTCTGGCTCATATCCCGATTCCGCAAGTTGGTCACTCATTGGGAGAGCGCAGATCGGAGAACTGATTTCATATAACGCCTACGTTGCTTATCAAGGCGATATCCTCGCGTTTTCAAAAAACGGCGTGGTTTCACTCCGCGATCTTTTCCTCAAGGGCTCGGAACAGGCGGCAAACCTCACCGTCAACACGAATGTGCAAGATACATGGCGAGCGACAATCAACGGCGCGGTATTTACGTCGGAAATTCGCGGCTGTTGGGATTCGGTTCGAAATAAAATCATCATTCAATTTCCGTACGCATCATTTGACCCGACGAGCGGATACGGTGGGTGTTACTTCGTATTCGATACGATTCAACAGGCGTGGTCATTCCATAAGCGTGGACAGACCGGCGTTCAAATGATCGATATTGCCTTTTGCGATGGCGTCACTTACACGCTCGCGAACAACTTCGGCAATTTCATGGTGTACGAGAAAGAGGGCGCGACCGGATTTACCGATCGCACGGCGACCGATGCCGGTGAGACGGCATACGATTACGAAATGTTGTCGGCCCCGATCCCCTTCCCGAAAACCGCAGCCTACGAAACAACGCAGATCGAGCCGATCCTAGAGTCCGATCTCTACAGTCAAACGAATTGGAATCTAGTGGCGGATTTCGGCCGGCAGACGAGCAACGACCAGAAAACAGACGCGCTCACAACTAGCGTCGCAAAACCCGCCGTAAATGTGGGCATGCAAAACATCACCTATGTGCAGGTGAAAATGTCGGGAACGACGACGAGCGGGAAAACCGTCGGGCTCGATCTTTATTCGTACAACGTGTGGTACAACAGCGGGGAGATCGCATCGAGATGAAATACCGAAGCGCCAAGGGCACCGTCATCAACATCCCCGACGGTATCGACCCGAAACAAGTCGCAGCAATCAAAGCCGATGCAGATGCCGGATACGGTACGCGCGCGCAAAAAACGGCCGATTCTTACGGAAAGAAAGCGGCTTCCGGCTCTGTCGATTACGGCTACGGCGGCGGCCTAACCGCAGAGCCCGAACCGCAGGCCGATACAGCGGCGCCCGGTTGGGACGCACGGAAAGAGGCGCGCCTTAATTGGCTCATGAAGAACCGGCCGAACGATCCGCAGGTCGCAAAACTCAAATCACTGAAAGCAGGCGGCGGCGTCGCGGGCGGTTCCGGCGTTGTCGGTCCGACCGTAAGCAAGGGCACCGTCGGCAAAACGGGAACGATCGACCCGGTGCAGGCAAGCGAAGACGTCGCGAAAGCCGAAGCCGATGACATTGCAACCAACTTCCAGCTTGAGCACCCGCAAATCATCACGGACGCAAACGGGAATACTCGCGAGATTACGCGCCATGCAGATGGCACCGTGACCGTAAAGGACACGGCGGGCGGCATCTCTCAGACGTTCAAAGACTTGGCTACCGCTGCGGCTCAGTCGTTCAACGGCGACGAGGACCGAAAGAAGGCCGAAGAGGCGACATACGGAACGCTCACGAAATATTACGATCGCGACATGGCGCGAGAGCTCGAAGACCAGAAGCAGGAGCTTGCCAATCGAGGCATCCCGTACGATCCCGTAGCGGCTCAAGATCCGAACACGAAAAACCTCTACGGAAAGACCATCGGCGCGATCAATGAGAAGTATCGAGGATTGAAAGACCAGGCTTCGCAACAAGCGGTCATTACCGGGAACCAAGCCTATGCGACCACGTCGGCAGCCCGCGACAGCTTCCTGAACGGCGTCCTGAATGGCGCTTCGACGTTCAGCGGCAACTTCGGCCCCTACTCGAATAGCGTCACGACCGATTCGTCGGGCGATACGAAGGACATCCTTACGATGGGCGCCGGGCAGTACATGACGAAATACGGCATCGACCAAGACACGTACACCAAGAAACTCGCGATCGCGAAACAAGGCTCGGGCGGCGGCGGCGGAAAGAGTAGCGGTTCGAGCGACAGCGGCGGCGGCTTCGATCTTCAATAGAGGCGTATGGCGGACGAATACATTGCAGGACTCGGAACGGGCGACCTTCAGTCATTCAATAACTCCGTAATTCAGTCGGATCCCTACAACCTTGTCGGGAATTCGATCGCGGCATGGCGCCCGAACACGTCGACATGGTCACCGGGAACGACAGCGGCAACGGCATTTGGGCAGGCATTTCTTTCGAGTCTTCTCGGAAACTACGCGCGGCAGAGGGCGGCGGATCAGACGAATGCGGTCATCAGTGTATTGCCGCAGCTTCGGACGGATCCGATGTCGGTAGCGGCGCCGGAAGGCGTTGCCCCGGACGCATTTGCTACGCTCAAGGCTAACGCTTTCCTCAAGAACCAGATTTCGGAAGGTGCGCAGGACGAGGCGAAGAAAAGCCGCGTCGCGGCGCTCCTCAATACCGTTCTGGGTGAAAGCGTCAGGAGTGGAAAGACAACCCCGGACGAAGCCATTAAGATCGCATCAAGCGACGATCCGGTCGCTGCGTTAAATGAGGCAGCGACAAGCCGAACACCGGTGACCCTCTCTCCGTACGACAAGGCGCTTGCGAAATACGGAGATCCCGAACTTGCTCGCGCATACGTAAAGGCAACGAATCCAGAATTCCTCGCGGCGCAGGTCGATGCCGAACGACAAAAGTCAGGCGTCGATCTTTCGCAGAAAGCTACCGAAAAGCAGGCAGCCAACTTGCAAGCCTTGGAGTTTTCCGCAAAGCAATTCGAGGACGCAAAAAATCTCTCGAGTATCGCCGCTATGTTTCCGGGCACGACTTCGGCAAACGAAATGGCGGGCATCCAAACGAACCTCCGAACGAAGCTCCAACAGATGCTCGGGCGCGAGATGAACGGCCCGGAGCAGGCAAAGCTAATGGAGGCCCTTCCGGACTGGAACGACTCGAAGGCGCAGATCGACTCAAAGAAGACGAAATTCCTTGAGCTCGTCAGCAGTCTTTCCCCGCCATCCGTCGGCGCGACATTGGCGCCGACATTGACCGTACCGGACGCGGCGCCGCAGAGCGTCCCGCCGGGCATGAAGCTGCAGCGCAATAAACTCACCGGCGAAACGAGGCTCGTACCGCAATGAGCGATTGGGAAGATGTCGCCATAGGACCGCCCGCAACCGCCGCCCCTTCCGGCGCTGCGGACGCGTGGGAGGATGTCGCGTTTGGCGCTCCCGCGACTGCCGCACCCTCCCTATCCGGCGGAAATTTGGTCAAAAACGAACTCTTCTCTCTCGGCAATCGGGCGGTAGAGGGAACGGCCGATCTTACGAATTCGGTCGTGGATAACGTGTCGCCGATCGCCTCCATGCTCTCAAGACTCGTCACGGGCAAGGATCCGTCGCAGATCGTCGACTTCGGCGGCGGGGTCAAAGAGACAGCGAAAGAGGCATATCTCTACGGCCCCGAGAAATCACAAACCACTATCGGAAGGATTCTTGGTCAAGTCGCGTACAATGCTCCGGGCGCGGCGATTCCGGGCGGATCTCTCGGCACTCGATTGGCGTCAGTCCTCGGGTCGGGAGTCGCTAGCGGCGTTACTCGCGAGGTTACCGATAGTCCGGTTGCTGATGCTGTCGCTACGGTTTTGGGTGGTGCGGCCCCGAGTGTAGCCTCTGGCGCCCTGACCGCAACGAAGGGCCTAGCGGAAGACGCGTACAAGGCCGGAAAGCGGGCTCTATTTGGCGCATCCGACGAAGAAGCGAGCGTCATCGCGGGCGAGGCACTGCGAGACTATACAAAGCTCACTCCCGAACAGGTCGAAGCAGCGATCGCGGCGAGACCACGCGATGCGCTCGGTGAGAAAATGACGACGGCCGAGATCACCGGAAACGCGCCTATAGCCCAACTTGAAAAAGTGCTTACCGGTGAAGGCGAAAGAGCGCAGATCTATAAACAGCTCCAGTCCGACCGAGCGGGCATTCGCGATCAAATGCTGAATCGCATGACGCCAACTGAGGCTGTAAACCCTGAAGCTCTCGGCGAGACGCTCATAGCAGAAGGGTTGCGTAAAAAGGCCGATCTTGAGACGGCGGCGCGGGCAGCATGGGAGGACTTTCCCAAGTCCGAAGTCGTCAACATAGCACCGGAACAAGATGTATTACGCACACTGGTCAATTCAACCGATCAAGGGCTTCCTGTCGATCGCAGGCTCTCGACCTTGATCGATAAGATGACGAGCGTGCATTCGAACTGGGAGGAGGCCAAAGCGCTCGCGCCGTCGCAGCGCAGATCGGGACAGCTTCAGGCGATCCGCTCGGATACTCTCGACCTAATTCGCGACGGCAATTTGGGCGGCAACGATAAGCGAATCGCGACAATACTTCAGAGCTCGATTGATACGGCTCTTGAGCGCGAATTGAAGGGCAACGCTTACAATAAGTGGCAAGATGCCCGAGCGGCAACGTCCGACATTTTCGAAACGTTCGGGCGGCGCACGGCTGGCGGCACCATTACGCGGGACGACATTCGAACGAGCAATGTACTTGCTCGCGCATTCCGGGGTGATTCGAAGTCTGTCGTTCAGCTAAAAGCGGCGATCGACGACAATCCGGAGGTCCTAAACGACGTGAAGCGCGGCGTTTTGGACATGATAAAACGCGACGCGGAAGACAGAATAACGCCCGCCGCAATGAAGAAATTTCTTGCGGCAAACGAAGGCGGAATTAAGCAGCTTTTCGGCGAATCGCACTTTGATGACATGGAGCGGATAGCCGAAGATCTCGCGACCGAGGCGAATACACATAAGCTGGCGTACGGCGCGAGCAAAGGGAACTCGATCACCAGTCAATCAAACTCGATCAAGGCCGTATTTTCATCTCTGCTTGAAGATAAAATTGAGCCGCCGGGGATGCTCGGAAAGGTTTGGTCGGCGCTGCGGGATCGCGGTCAGAAAATTACCGAAGCGAAGGTGCGGGAAGCAATTTTCAACGCCGCGCTCGATCCTGCGACGGCGGCGGATTTGCTACGGAAGCCGACCCCGTCTCGACTTGAGTCGATCGGTTCCGCTCTAAATGCTCTCGCATCCGGCGTCCAATCTGGAGCTCTTCGAGGGGGTCTAGCGGGCGCGACGGTCGCGTCAGGATCGAGACCACAAGAAGAAACGCAACAAGAAGAAGGGCAAGGAGAATCAGGAATGACATTTCCGCAGTCTCCTACCGCGTCGACCCCTACTCAAGACCTTTTGCAAAAGGTCACGCAATCCGGATCCCCGAAATCCCTCGGAACCGTAATCAATGCAGTTCTTTCAACCAAGGGTGCAAAAATGGACAACCCCGAAGCATTCGGCGCGAAGGTCGTACAGATCGCAGACGAGCTCGAAACCGATCCCGCTCACTTGATGCAGGTCATGAAGTTTGAGACCGGCGGGGAGCTCAGCACCAAGACCAAGAATCAAGCCGGATCCGGCGCGACTGGATTGATCCAATTCATGCCCGATACGGCAAAGCGGCTCACCGGCGCCGACACGAAAGCCGCAGCGATCAAGATCCTCGAAAGCATGACGCCGACAGAACAGCTCGATTACGTCAAAAAGTACCTCGAACCGTTCAAGGGCAAACTCAAGAGCCTCGACGACGTCTATATGGCCGTCCTGTACCCCAAGGCAATCGGAGAAGACCCCGATTACGCGCTCTTCAAGAAAGGCACAAAAGCCTATTGGCAAAATCGCGGCCTCGACATCGACAAAGACGGAGTCGTCACGAAATCGGAAGCGGCCAGCAAGGTCAGGACGTACGAGGCGTAATGGACAAGGTAGTAGTCGATCCCCTCCGGATCTACGAGGTAAACGGCCAAGTTTGCCCGCTCCTATGCGCAGCATTCGAACTCACGGCCGGAAACAATCAACAGATCGTCGCGGCTACGAGCGGAAAGCGCGTACGCGTAATGGGCTGGATAGCGCAGGCGGCAGGCGCGGCGGTTGCGGGATATCGATTCAAATCGAACAGCGGCGGCACAACCATCATGCCGATCCTACGCGCACCAATGTCCACGAACGGCGATTTACACACCATTGAAATCGTCGATTCGGGGCGCTGCGAAACATCGACCGGACACGGGCTGTATGCTGATGCGGGTGCCGATATGTCGCTGTGTGTTTTCTACATCGTTTACACTCCAACATGAGGACCGATGGATCCAATTTGGCAAAAGATCATTGAACAGGCTCCGAGTCTCGGCGTTTTGGTTTGGGTCGTTGTGTACTTCCTACGGCACATGAAAGATATCGCGGCAGTCGCGATAAAGGGACTGCACGATGTATTCGAGCGCAATACCGACGCGCTTAACCGCAACACCGAACAACTCGGAAAAAGCGTCTATGTGATTGACCGCGAAAACGCGGCGCAGCAACAAAACGGAAGGGTGAGACATGTTCGAGAGTAAGGGGTGGTGGAGAAACATTGGTAGCACATTGGCAGGCATCGGCGCGATTGCAACGCAATTGCCGGACCCGAGAGCGCAGGCAATCGGACAAGTCCTTTTGCAGCTCGGCGGATTGATTGGCGGCGCGGGCGTGCTTCGCGCGGCATCTCAGGGGAATCTCACGATCAAATGAGATTTGCCGCACGGGTCGACGCAAACCACAAAGAGATCGCGGACGGTCTCCGTGAGGCAGGTCGATCCGTGCTCAGTCTTCACCGGCTTGGGCAGGATGCGCCGGATCTTCTCGTTGGGAACGGCGACACGAATGTATTGCTCGAAGTGAAGACGAGCAAAGGAAAGCTATCCGACGGGCAACGGGAGTTTTTCGAAAGTTGGCGCGGGCCGAAGGCGGTCGTCAGATCTCTCGACGAAGCGCTGCGGGCGACTAGCTTCGCTCGGTGACGGTTATCGCATAACGCGCCTTGCTTTTCATTCCCGCGAGGTCTTCTCTGGCATCTTGTATAGCCTCATCTCGGACATACTTCGATTCCGGATTTGTCCATTCGAATTCCGGGAACGCGGCGATCAGGTACGTCATGAGGCCCCGCACGCAGACAGGACAACCGCCATCCACGAAACTAGCCATATACGCAATCTTCTTTGCTTCATCGATTGTCATTGCCGAAACCCCATATTCACCACACCGATCTGTTTCTTCCCCGCCATTAGTCGCCCGGTCGGCTTACCCGTCAGCTTGATCGCTTTCTTCGCGATCAGGTCTCCGAATTCCTGGAAATAGTATCTCCATCGCCCATCCGCAAAGGGCTCGGGCTTTCCGCTTACGGCAATCAACTTCCCGTTGTCTCCGACGAGCGACAGACGATCGACGCGCTGCGGGATGATAACAACCGGCTTGAGCGCTCGCGGCTCAGGCGGGACCATGTGTTGATCGGCCTTTGGTTTGACCACGGAATGCGGCTGTAGTTTCACCGCGCCTTGGTCGGTCGCAAGGAAAGCCTGCATGCGCATGAGGTCGGATGTCGGCCAGAACTTGCGCTGCGGTCTCGGTGTCGCGTCATTTCGTCCGGATCGGCCATTGTTCTGAGAGGTCCAGATAAAAAACACATCAGCGTCCGAGAATCGCGATTTGAGCGCCGTTACGTTTGCGTCGAAGGCATCCGTACCATCGAAACTGAAATTGTATCTACCGCCGGTTTTGGGCTTCTGGGCAGCGTCTCCATGGACCTCATTAATGATGCGCGGACCGGGCGGAATGAACGCGCCCTTTCCGAGCCATGGGTTGTTTACGTAAACGCATCGCTCGGGAATGACGGCAAGGACTCTTTGTGCAAGGTCAGCGGCATCCAAAGCATTAAGTTGATGCTCGGTTGCTCCTGAAAACTGGCACTCCACACCCGGAAATTTATTGACGACATATAGACCTCTCCGAGCCTCAGCAACGATCGCCGGAAAGTCGCCCTTTCGGAAGGTGTGAGTATCCGACCACCGAAGGTTGTACCGCACCAACGGGATACGGCGCTTTGATAGGGCAGCATCGACAACGGGATATCCATCTCCGAAAATCTCCTTTTGCGTAAAAATCCCGAGCGCGAAGCCGTCAGGATGCGATTCCGCGATCGTTTTCGCGTACTTCGCACCGCCGAGCTGATCGATCCCATAGTAGCGCGGATCGGCGCTCGCGGTTGATATTAGAATGACAAGGGTTAGAAGAATTCGACGAATCATTACCTTGGTCTCCTTTCACCAAAACAAAGCCCCAAACGCCCGCGCAATCCCATACAGCGCATACGCTTGCATCTTCAATTTCACGCTCTTTCGCTCCTCAGCTATCCGCAGCATCGACGCGAGCAATGCGCTATCGGCCTCCGATCTTGTGCGCGGCTTGAATCCGGAGTCTCGAGATTCGTAGATGCGATCGTGCGCTTGGCAAGCGGGCTCAAACGGATGATCGGCCGGCAGTGAGAAGATGCCGTAGCCGCAGACCTCGTTGGGGTCGTTTTCGAAGGTGCTCATTTATCCTCATACAGCGGATTATTCGGCCTCTTTCGCCACGGTGCCGGATTATATCCCCGCACGTACCCGACCGTTTCGCCGATGAATCCGATCGCTTTCCAGATGATCGAGGAGAGTTTCATCACTTCCCCTTCTCGGGCGGAACGCCCGTCCCGCCGTCGCAATCCCAACAGAAACGCAGCTCAAGTTTTCGAACCTCAGAGAGCGCTTTGATAATCACATCAAGGTTTGGGTAGTTGAAATATCCGTCCCTGTGTCCGGTAAACCAAAGATGGCGAACGCCGTCAAAGAGTGCATACCCATCGAAGTAGATCTCTCCCCACGACTCCGCATCCCATGGCTTGATGTCTCTCGGATAGATCTCATTTCCAGTGCAACAAATGCAGGCGAAGCGAACGACGTCATCCGCGTTTTGCCAGTATAGGCGCACGTCGCCGGCTATCTCGATGAACTCACCAGAGCGCCAATCGAAGTGCTCTACTTTTAGGTCCTTAAGCTGAACTGGCTCATTCTCACTCATAACTTCCCCTTCTCGTTGATCTCATCGTTCGTGCAGTCGTCGCAGAGATGCAGCTCGGGCCAATCAACTTTAACCTCTGCAAGCTCACCGCAGCGCGTACACTCTTCGATCTTCTTCTCGCTCATCCTCTCACCCTCCTAGCCATAGCAAGCACTCTATTCGCGACCTCAACCGCATACTCATCAGCGCAACCGCGAACGATCGTCATGTAGAAGATTATCGCCATCGATACGCCAGTGATTACGGGCTCGCTGTTAATGACCTCTCGCAACCTCTGGTTCTCATCGATCAGCGCCATCATTCGCGCCTGGTCTACGGCCTCCCCGCTATTGTTGAGGCACATGGTTTTCGTCAGGCGTGCTTTTTTGTAGGTTGTGGGGCGGGTCATTTCTTCCTCGCCTCTCCGAATCCGCATTTGTCGCAGTGCCGCCACCCATCCTTTGTGTCGCGCCGGTCACGAGTGCCGCACATTGGGCAGCAATCGTCCTTCCGCTCCTCAAGTTTCCTGATGTAGGCCCGTAGGAACCGCACAGCCCTGTCACTCGTCCACTCGCCGCCGGGGAGATCGATCTCGCTGTATCCAATCTTCCCCAATCGTCGGAGGTGGTAGCGCGCCCTCTGCTTCTCCTCTTTTGGTTGCTTCGGGTCTTTCATCCTTCTGCCTCTTCCTTCCGCTCCTCGGCTTCGACGGATTCGCGGTCCTTCGCCTCACTCGGCTCAGTGACCGGGACCGCGTAGACTTGCTCAAGGCGAGAGTGTTCCGACATGAACCATCGCTGTTCCTTCTCGCTCGGATTCGTGAGGACGTTACAGGCGAACCATTTCCCGTCATGGTCAACCTTCCAAAGAATCCACACCTTCGGAGCCCCCTCTATCCTCGCCTTCAGCTCATCCCGCTCGCGCTCCAGTTCGGTGTACCTGTCAAGCCACGTAGCGTTGTGCGACTCCAGCCTCGCAATCTCGCGCTCCAGCTCGGCGATGCACCGGGATAGATCGCTTTCCGACCGTTTGAATTCAACACCGAGATTAACCACTTCAAGCATCTCGTTTTTCAGCTTCTCATATTCCGAAAGCTTCCGATCTTTCTCGGCGACGTGGGCACGGATGGCGTCACGGTTCTTCTCGGTCATCACACTCTCGCGCATGGCCTTCTCGAACTCGGTCTCTGGAAAACTCTTCGTCTCGTCGCCGTTCATCGGATCTTGATAGCCCCAGTCGTTGGCGACCCAGTCGCCGTCCTTCGTCTCGTCGCTCATTGAATCCTCAAGGCCATTTTAACTTGTTCGACGACCCAACGATCGTTGTTTCCGTACTGCATGAATCCAAGGATCAGCTTGTCGTATTCATCGCCCACGAATCCCAGAAGACGCTTGATATGGGCGAGGCGAGTCTCGTCGCTCATTTCCCCTTCTCCTGCTCGGCCTTTTCTTCGTCGATGCGCCGCAGCGACTCTTTCGCCTTGTCGGACCAAACTCGCCGCTCAACGAATTGCTGTCTCGACATCTTCCATGATTTCGCCATCCCCCTCTCAAACCGCAGAAGGGTAACGCCGCCGTCTTCTCTGATGTGCTTCACGATCCAGTGCGTGATTTCGCACCCTCGCTTTACGATTAGCTCTTCGCCGACTTCGATCGGTCTATCGCTCTTCTGGTCGGTCATGGGGTCACCTCGGGCTTCTCAATGCAATGATGTTCCGGCACCGGATCCCCAAGAGGAATGAATCCGTGCGTGAATCCGTATCGATGGTAGCTGCAAATCATGCACTTGCCTGGAAACCTGCCGACGAAATCCTCAATCATCGCGATATCTCGCTTGAACATCAGCTTGAAGATCAATCTTCGAATAAGGTTTATCATTTCGGCTCCTTGCTCTCGGGGGATTGCGGGCTCCCGAACGGGCGAGCCCTGGATGTTACTCGTGATCCGATCCGAAAATAGACGCGGCTTTCTTGGCTACCGCGATCCACGCATCCGATTGCTTTGTCTTGGTCTGGTCGGCTCGGAAGTCGTACCAGAGCGGAAGCGGATCGCCTTGGAAGTTAACGCCGCCAACGGATTCGCAATAGGCGCTGTAAAGAAATCCGGCCAAGTTTTCAAAGGTGATCATTTTCGGTTCTTGCGGTCCGGCGTCGATTGTTACGTTATCCATCGTCTTTTCCTCCGGGCGAAATTGCCCAATAAAATCAATGCTATTTACTCGACGAGTTTTGCTAATTCTCGGTAACTAACTGCTTCGAAATCTCATCAATGATCGTCGGATGAGCGATGAACGTGTCGCCAATCCGATACATCTCCTGTTTCGGGACCGTCGCGAATTGAGGATATTTCTTTCTCCACTTCATTCGGATCCGCTTGCGCTTCGTTTTCGGAAGTATCGGACGGCGTACGGTTTCGGTGAGGTACGGATCTCCGATCAGCTGAAATCGATCGAACATCTTCATTGATGGGAACCCGAATCTCATGACTCCGACTTCGCCTCCTGCTTTATTCCCGCTCTTCGTCGGAGCTCTCGGATATATGTCCATACCCGACACTTCGCGGCCTCTACTGTTAGTGGGGTTGCGGCATCTATTTTCGACCACTCGCTAAAAAACTCTTCGTCACTTGCGAGCGACCCTGGATTGTCGAGGCGATCCAATTTGCAGGGATCGCCCATCGCGCACGAAAGACCGCACGGATCGCCGTCTCGACAGTGCTTCCCGACAAAAAAATCACGCTTGTTCATAGTCACTCACCCTCGCTTACTTACTGAGAATCAGTTTTCTCACTACTCCCATCCACCAGCCCCGCACCGGTAGGCACTAGGCACCCTTCGGAGCGCCCCTTGCGTACGAGCCAGCCGATATGGGGCTGGGGCATGGTCATCTGTCCATGTTCGCAAAACTCACCCTAGCCAACTCCCGAACAACCGATCCGATCGCCGAGAGTAGTGCCGAGTGTTGCCGTTCCAGTTTCGCAATCCGCTTTTTCATCGCCCGCAGATTCCGCAGCGTGAGATCGGGTGGGGTGCGTTTCTTTTTGGCGGTCATATCTTCCCCTGTCGCCTCATAAGGACATCGATCAAGGCGCGCTTAAAAAGGGTCCTAATCACGATCGCGAGATTGCTACCAACAAGGCATGGCCCGTCGACTTCCTCGCAAGCAGTCTCCGTTATCCGCAAGCGCGCGCCGCGCCATTCAAAACGGATGGCGTTCTTTTCGCTCAAATCAAGATTCGTGATCTGGTCGCTGTACGGAAGCGCTCTATAGACAGCCTCGATCAACATAGGCTGATGATTTTCTTCGCTCATCTCACTCCTCGCGCTTCCAGATTGTTTCGCCGTCGTAATCCAATATTTCCCAAGCGAAGTTGGCATTGCATCGATCGAACCTTCCGCTGTCCGGTTGGAATATCCGAAACTTCCAGCTATCGTTAGCGATCGACTCGATCGGACTGTAGACCTTTGTCACGATCGCCTTTCGCCCGTACCTATCGATCAGCGTCATACCTTCGCAGATAGTCGGCATCGGCTTCGGATCAGGAAGGCGGCGGTAGGCAGCGATTTCCTCACCGCATATGAAAACCGTTGGTCTGATTCTGTTTTGCGCAGAAATCAGATCGTTTTGCGCTTCCCATTCAACCGGCTCCCACCTTCCCGGCTTCCCCGGCAGTTCAATTCCCTTCGTCATCCCTCACCTCCATCGCCTCATATCCAATTTCTTTCGCGCACTCGATCATCGACAAAAACAACGGCCCATTGATCAACGTCTTCCGCGCCATCAAGAACTCGATCCACGCTTGCCCCTCAGTCGCGCCGCGAGCGACGGAGGTTCCGAACTTGTCAAAGATGGTCCACCAGCTTCTCATTCGTCGATCTCGACCTTCACGCGAACCTTGCCGGCGAATTCCGGACGCATCGCGATCTCGACTTTGATCTGCTCGGGGTCGACTCCATAGGCACGCGCCACGGACTCAAGCGCGTCGACGTAAGCGTCTCGAAATGTCTTTCCGGGTGCACCGGCGGCCGGGTTTCGCTTCTCTGCCTTCGCCTCTCGCGCTCGTGCCGTCCGCCTGCATACTTTCTTGTACTCTTCGCGCCGAATGGCATACGCGCAGCTCTCCGAGATGCCGAACGCCTTCGCGACCTCTTCGACCGGCGTCTCGCCTTCCTGCATGATCTGATAGACCATCATGCGATCGGCTTTGCCGAGCCGGGTCCATTTCTTTTTTCCGTGCGGCGCGGCCGAACCATTCACCGATCCCGCCATCGTCTTCTCAATCTCTACTTGGATCCCCATATCTTTCTCACCCATATCAACTCTCACTGCACCGGCCCCTTCGTTTCAAAATCCTGAATCGTCGCGAGTTTCAACGTAAGCGACACCGAACGAGCCTTGATGAAGAACGACCTCAAAGCCTCCATTCGAAGTTGCGCCTCCGTGTCATTCGGAGCGCTCGATTGATTCATCTCGTCCCAAACATCCAGAAGATGCGCGACGTAAAAGATCACCGCCTCCCATTCCCGATCGGTGACCTTCATACGTGCCTCGTGATGATGAGGACGACCGCATAGCAGACGGCCCAGAACACGACGCAGGCGGCAAGCATTCCGACCCATACGAGAGCCCGCGCAATCGGCCGCATCGGTTCAATCTCGTCTTCGATGTCGATGTAATGCTCTTTCTCGTGAATGATGCTCATCCCTTCTTCCCTCCCTTCACGACTATCAAGGCTGGTTCCGTATCTGCACACTCTTTCGCTACGCTCCATGCTCCGTCTCCGACGCCGCGTTGGTACTCCTTCGCCAGAACAACAGCGTTAACCGAGCCGCGAGCTATCCAGCCAATAATTGCCGACACCACACATGCCAGAACGAACTCAATCATTTTTCTCACCTAGTCCTTTAACCTCACGCATTTCGAAATAACCTTGGTGGTGCGGATGTTTCAGTTCGAACACTCGCGACAAATAGGCGGTGTAATTATTGTTCGCCCGGTATTCGCCGGACTTTTCAATTTCGACTTCCCATCTCACGCGCTCCATGATCGCCTTTGCTCCAATCTTCCGATTTGCGGCGATCGCTTGCAGGGCAAAGCGTTCAAACTCTCGCCACACGTCGTAGTTGTGCGCGATGTAGTCGATAAACTTCTCAATGGTCTTTTGCGGCACGCCCTCTTTTGCGAGGCGCTCGCATATCTCGAATGCTTGCATCAGTAGTCGAGCCCCCCGCCGTTTCGTGAGCCCATCTGACGCGGCGCTTGATATGGGATCGGCTTCGGTCGAACGCGGTATCGCTTGCCGTTCTCCTCGCGCTCCTCCCATACCGCCGGATTTTGAATCAGCACGATTGCGCCCTCCGACGTGATAGCCGCATACAGCTTTTTTCTCTCCTCCTCGACGTTCGCCACGTACATCGGAGCGGTCGAAATCGGCGGATATCCGCAATTTTCAAGTGACGGTTGTTGAATTTCAGTTCGTCTCATTTCCTCACCTTCGCGTTATCGAGATACATCCCTTCGCGCTCCGCTCGTCGCTCGTTTGCGAGAGCCTCAAGCGCCTTCTGTTTCGAGCGACCGATCAGCGTTTCGTAAGCGCTAAACCGGGACAGGTCCTTGCCTTCGCGTTTCAGGCGGTCGTGGTAGCTCACAGCCGCTGCAAAGCCGAGCTTGAACCGGTCAGGCGGGATCCCGGATTGCGCGTAGTCCTCGAAGACGTGAATCAGGTTGGGAAGCGAAATCCAGAGATCCGGGTATTTCCGCATTGGTCGCCAACCGGCGTTGATGAATGCTGAATTCGTGCAAACTGCCGGATCTTCGGCTGGTACCAGGGCCTTTTCGGCGATCTCGGCGTACGAAGCCCCCTCCTGCACCTCCCCGTTCGGATTTGAATTCGCATTCGGGTTTGTATTCGTATTCGTATTGGGGACGTTCAACGTCTGTTGGTGAATTGGTTGAACGCTCGTTGAACGGTCGTTCAACGTCTGTTGAGCGACCGATGGAACAGGAGTCTTACGAGACTCAGCGGAAGCACGGCCAGCGCTCCGCGCCTGCTCGCGCCTTTCCTCGTATCGATCCATCCGACTACGGAGAGACGGAGACGTATAGCCATCGGGCGCATGGACAAACAGACCGCAGTCGATTGCGCACTCTATGAACGCCGATAGCTTATCGAACGAGATAGAGAGGGAAAGGCAGATACCTTTTAGGCTCTTTGAGCGAAGGAGAAGATCCGCGTCTTCTCGCATGATCTCAATGCAGGCCCAATAAAGTCCGTAGTATTCAAATCCGCCTTCGGCACGGAGGGCTAGGATTTTTTGATCATGACGAGCGTTAGAGTCGTGAAGAAATCCAGGGGACTCTTTCTTGCGGCGTGTTGCCGATGCTTGTGATACTGTCTCGGGAGACGGGGCCATCGTTGCTTCCTCAACGAACCTCGTCACCGTTTTCGAGCCTCTCGGAGTCACGCCTGAGAGGCTTTTTTATTTGGTGCGAGGTCTGGTTAGCCTCGCAACCCCTACTTATCGTTAGAACTCCTTACCGAGAACGTGAGAACTCGGTAAAAGTCACTACTGATAAGTAGCGGGGGAGCGAGGGCGATCGCTGCTTTGTTCTCAGCGGTCAAGTTAACGGATACCCGAATCGCTGATTCGTCGCAATCGGATATTTACGCTTTGATGCGAGTCACGGCCGCGAGGTGTCGCAAATTTGATTGCGAGGGATTTAATTCGATCGCTGCGAACACGTCCGAATCATCTCGGTCGCGCAGCTTGTCATACCGCTGCACCATATCTACCGACGCATGACGGCTGAATTTTTGGACCGTCCGGTGGTCGAGTCCTCGCTCAAGTAAAAGCGTGATCGTGGTAGCCCGCGCGGCGTGCGGACCAACTTCCTCGGGCACGCCAATTCGTCGCATCCATTGTTTGAAGATGAGGTAGGCCGATTCGGTCGAGAGCGGCTTTGCATTCTCCGAACGTCGATCGAGCGCAGAGAAAACCGGATCGATTCCGGCGGCACCTTCCGCCCGTCGCGCTTCGACGTGTCTCATGACGACCGGCGCGGCCCACGGTAAGATTTGCTGCTTCGCCGTGGTGCCGTTTTTGGTGCAACGGAGGTGGAGGTATAGGTTTTGATTCTGCTCGCTCACATCGCGCATTCTGACGCCTACGGCCTCATTTCTACGGAGGGCACCGCCGAACATCGCAGCGATGAGGGCGAGATCCCGTTGCTCGCTCGCGTTCGCGGGCTTCCACCTCATGAGCTCCTCGACTTTCGCGAAGTCCACCATTTGCGTTTCCCGCCGGCCGTCCGATTTGTGTCGTGAGAATTGTTTCGCGGTCCGGGCGAGAGGATTCGCCGAAATAACTTCGAGCTCGATCATGACATCGAAGACCGCCTTGAGGCTTAGGAGTTTCGTCGATACCGTCGCGAGGCTTACGTTCTCGTGCGCAAGCGAGATGCGCCCGGTTTGTCCCGGCCGCGCCTTCGCCCAATTCACGTAATCATCGATGTCTGATTGCTTCAGTTTCCGGAACGCCTCGATCCCCTCGTCGGATCCGTATTCGATACGGAGGACGGTGCAGAACTCCCTAAGGGCTCGCAAGTACTGCTGTCGCGTTCGTCGTGCTCTGTGCGCGGTCAAATAGTTTTCGAGTTTGGTCCACATATCCAATCGATCTTCTCGGTTGGAGGGTACGCCCGGAACCATTTTCGGGCGAGGGAAAACTATGGCGGAAACAAAGGTTTTAATACTCATAAACCCTAATTACGGCTATGGGTTATGAGTGTTCGAAAACAAAAAATTCTAGTAAAATTCGATACTAAAACAAACTGCAAAAAGGTGTATCGGACACTCCAATAAAGCGCCCGCCCTCCGAGATTGAGGGAAGGCAAATAGCATGTGATTTTTTTACAAAGAACAAAAAAAACGATCGTCTATTCGGATTTGGATTCTGCTTTGACGGAGAGCAATCCGACCACGGGCGCCGGATTGCTCTAGGTCAAACATCACGGCTTTTTCGCAGTGAATTCGATCCGCTTCCCCGGATTCGCTTTTTCGAGAATCCGGATCGCCCTATCCACAACCTCTTCGTCGGAAAGCTGCTCCGTCTGAACTATCGGCGCGACCTCCGGCTTTGCGTTGCAATCGACGAGCGTGCAGCGCACGGATTTCTCTGCGGCTTTCACTCCCTCGACGGACAACTGAAGCACCTTCGGGACACCGACGATGAAGACGCACACGACGAACCATCCTCGCAAGTGTCCAAACAATTTCATGGTCGGCGCCGACAACTCTTCAATGTGCTCGCTTACCGTTTTTTGCTGCGCGTAGCGTGACTCATTCATAAAAACCTCAATTTCTCAGATAGTCCAAAACGGTCCCGGTACGGTCGTACCAGGACCAAGCCCGATACATTCAATTTCCGGCACCAAAGAGTTTATCCAGCGTTCCGGGGATCTTTGCCCTCTCCGTCTCTTGGGTCTCTTGGGCCTCGCGCACGGCCCAAGCGGCGGACTTGATTCCCTTGTCCTCTTTGCCGTTCGTCACGAGCGCGTTTTGCATGTCGGCAAATGCCCTCATGCCCGCCTCATCCGCATCGATCAGAATGTGGCCGCGTTGCGTAGGATTCGATGCGCTAATAACTCCGCATCCGGTACACGAGAACGCCGCCAAGACGGACATTCCAATAACGCTTGCTTGCCGAGCTCGCCACGACTTCCATTCGTTGATCCAATTCATAACCTTCCTGTGTCTTAACCGTTTAGGGCGTCAACATGACGCATCGAACGCCGACGCATCGGCGCTCTGTGCGTTACCCTATCTGCACGTTTTTCTTTTCCACCAACTCCGCGAACCAGAGATCCTCACCGGATGCGATCGCCCGCTTCGCCTCGTCCTTCGCAAACTCGACTTTGATTCGCCGGTAGAGCTCCGGGATTTCCTCGACGGAGATACCCGGCATGAGCTCGACGCTCGACGATTTGCGCCATGTGACCCGATGGGCGCCAAGGTCAAATTTCTCGTCGGGCTTAAGATTTCGCTGTAGGTACGCCTTGAGCGCGTCGGCCTGGTTCGCGTAGCTCTTGGCGCGAGCCAAGAGTTTCTTTGCCTCGTTACTGAGAATTTCCGCCCTGCCGTTCAGCTCTTTGAACACGACGCAGATCGCCTCGATCTTTGCTTCGCGCTCGGCGGCAACTTGCTCGATCTTCGCGTCGATGTCCGGCGACACTTCCCCGCCGTTCTCTTCGGCAAAAGCTTCCAGGGAATCGAAAAGGACATTTGCTTCGTTGCTCAGTTGAAAGAGAGATTTCATGCTTCCTCCGTTGTTTCCTTGGGTCCAGATATGAGAGCGCGGCAAATCTCGGGGGCTTCCGAGCTCGTGTGAATGATTCCCTCAGCGTCACGAATTGCGCCGTGATCGCGAACGAGGCGAGCCCATAACGGCCGGCGCTCGGATTCCTCAACCTCGATAAAATCGGGGCCGTAGGTCCAGGTCTTCCCCTGCCCCATGAGCTCGCGAGTTTCCGCCTGTTTCGGGGTCTCGCCTCGGTTCGCATTCGGAAGCGCCTTTGGTTGAGGCTTCGGCGCCGGGAGGCTGTCGAGCGGATGCGCCTCAATCTCGACGGTCTCCGGACGGTATTCCTCTTCGGTATAGAGACCGTTCAAGTCTTGGGGAAACGCCTCACGCAGCGCGATGGCCTTTGCCACCTTGGCGAGCATATGAAAGGGTTTCGTTTCCCAAAGGGACTTACCCTTTTCGGTCTTGCCCGGGAAAAACTCCTTCCATCGAGCAACGCCGACCGATGGGAAACGCCGATCCTTTCTCCATACCTTCACGGTGCAGGCAATCGGGAGACCGTCCGATCCCACCTCGAAAACCGGTTCCTCCATCCCGTCGAAATTCGGATTCGAATTTGCGATCTGAAAAAAGCCGTTGATGCCGGTCATCATTTGCACTTTGTCTTCTGACATCGTGCCGTCACGGCGCTGGTAACCCTTGGTCTTGATGAACCAGATTTCTTTCTTGAACGGGTTGAGCCCGGTCGACTGACAGAACGCAACAAACATGTTGAGCTCGGCGAGCGTGGCGCCAACCGCAACCGTATTTCGCAAAGTCTCAAGGGTGGCGTTATTCGAGTAGTCGATCGGACCACCGCGCACAGCTGGAAGATTCATCTCCCCTCCCCTTACAAATCAATCGTCGAAAGTTTCGGATCCCGTCGCGACACCATGCGCGCAAGCCGCGAGGCGGTACCCATGTGATAGGTCACGTCCGGAAGGTTTCCCTGCCGAAGCGCTACCCGGGCGATCCGCGCGGAATATTCGATTTCCTCGATTGCTCGCGCGATTGACGCGGCGGACGGCTCCCTAGCCTCCTTCACGAACGCCGCATCTTGCGCGGCTTCGGCATCGGTCAACGCGATACGAACGGCCGTAAGGCGATCGAGGTTTGCCTGTGAGCACTGTCGAGCAACGGCGGCGGCGGCTTCGATTAGTTCTTTTTGTAGGTCTTGGATGGTCATATGTCCTCGCTGAAAATCTCTACTTCGTACGATGCAGTCTAGTAATTAAAATTACCGACGTAAAGGAGAATTCGGTAATTTTATTTCCTAGCATGAGTAATTATATTTACCAATGAGTACGTTTTTGTTAGTCTGGTTCTAGGCTTTTTCCAGATTTCAGCAGCTTATGAGCAATGCTAGAGAGATGGCGGTTAGATCCGCCATGAAAGACGCAATAGAACGATTAATCGAAGAGTGCGATGGGAGCATAACGGCCGCCGCAAAGCGCGTCGGGACGAGCCATCAGAATCTTCGGAACTGGCAAGACATGGAGGTGAAAGCGTCCGACGTGCGGAAGTTTCTCGATGTCGCGGAAAAAATATTCGATATCATCGGTGTTCCGCCTTCGAAAAGGTGGAAGGCTTTGCGGGGGGAGAAATGACACTCCGATCTGAAAACCCGTTGGAATACCGAACCTGGACTCAAATGTGGGCGAGGTGTAGCAATCCGAACCACGCCTCATGGAAAAATTACGGCGGTCGCGGAATTAAGGTATGCGCGCGATGGCGCAAATTTGAAAACTTTTTTGCCGATATGGGAGCAAAACCAGCGCAAGAGTTTTCCATAGACCGCATTGATAACAATGGACCATACACGCCGCAAAACTGCCGTTGGTCCACAGCAAAACAGCAACAGTCAAATCGTTGCAACACGCTGGTTGTGACCTACAAGGGCGAAACCAAAACGCTCACCGAATGGGCTCAGGTCACTGGATTAAGCCTCGGCTTGATAAAAGAGAGGCTCAAAAGACACTGGCCCGTTGAGGCTGTGTTTACTTATCCGAAAGGGAAGCACGTCCCAAGCGAACAACGGAGGGCATATCGAAGCCCCTTGTCACGCTTGGACGAAAAGAGATGGTATCGAAGAGAGCGCGACCGGCTTACGGCCTTTTGGCTCTCGGTCGGATTTTCTAAGCGGAAGATTGCGCGCCTTCTTGCAGAACTCTACCCCATGAAGAAGAAAAGAGTTTCTCGGATAGCTTGTTAACATTTGGCCGCCGCGACTTCTCTTGGGTGAGGTAGTCGGGCAAGAAATTGCAGCTCGGTTCGATTCCGGCCGGCGGACCCTTACCCCTTTCACGTCCTGACCCACGTCATTGACTGTATAAAAGTTGTACAGTTGTCGAAAAATGCTACACTACCTGTACTGATTTCAGACAGTACGGGTGCCGGTGGCAAACCCCCAATCCAAAAAGACCGCTGAGAACATCTCGGAGATTCTCGCACGTCTCGCACATGGCGAGTCTTTGCGTTCTATTCTCAAGTCCGAACACCTCCCCTCTGCCCCTACATTCTTTGAGTGGCTCGCCGAAGAGCCCGAGCTGGCTAAACAGTACGCGCGCGCGCGCGAGGCTCAAGCCGACTATCTAGCTGAAGAGATTCTAGAAATTGCGGACGCTAGTCAGTTCGACACGATTACGGAAGTGGACGAAGACACGGGCCATGTCACGGAGCGCCCCAACCACGAATGGATCAACCGCTCCCGCCTCCGAGTCGACGCTCGCAAGTGGTACGCATCGAAGCTCGCCCCAAAGAAATACGGTGACAAGATCCAGCAAGAGATCACCGGTGAAGACGGCGGCCCCGCAATCCTCCAAATCGTCTCGAAGCCGCCAACAAAATGACCGGCGTCATACAGCAAATTCCGGACTTCCACCCCGCTCAGAAACTCTTCTTTGAGTCCGAGGCGACAGAGATCCTATGGGGCGGCGACACCCGGGCAGGCAAAACGGCCGGCGTCAAACTCTCGCTCATCCGTTGGTGTAGCCTAATCCCCGGCCTCCAATGCGACATTTTCCGACTCCGCGAAGCCGACGTAATCGCCGGATACATGGACGGAGACTTTGGTTTCCCCTCCCTACTCAAAGACTGGATTCGTGCCGGCAAGGTCGTTTGCAACACGACCGAGGTAAAATTCTGGAACGGCTCACACATAAAGCTCGGCCATTGTTGGACCGATGCGGCGCTCACTAGTTACCAGGGCGTTCCGAAGCACGTTCGAATCATCGACGAAGCCGGACAGATCCGAGAGCGCCATCTCAAGTGGCTCAAGCTCTGGATGACCATGTCTTACGAGATGAAGGAAAAGATCCCGCTCGAATGGCGGCATCTATTCCCGAAGGTCATCTACCTGATGAACCGCATGGGCTCATCGAAAGGCTACTTTCGAAACCGGTTCGTCAAAGCCCGTCCGAAGTACAAGATCGAAAAGGTCGGCGCATTCCTCCAACAGTACCTACCCGCCGCCGTCACGGATAACCCGTCCGAGGATATCGAGGCGACGATTGCCCGCGTGAATGAAGACGCGGACTCAGCAACCGCAAAGGCGCTCTTATCCGAAGCCGGATGGGACGCGCAGACCGGCAATTTCTTCGAGATGTGGGATTCCGATCGTCACGTCGTGAAAGACTTCGTGATCCCGGACTTTTGGACACGATTTCGAACGTTCGACTATGGCTCTTATGAGCCTTGGGCGTGCCTTTGGTGGGCGGTATCGCCCGGTGAGACCATCCATAAGGGTACGGCGCACGAAACCTACCTGCCGCGCTATTGCCTCGTCTGTTACCGCGAGTGGTACGGATGCAAAGCCGAACACCCAAAGAACGAGCGGGACAAACTCGTCACGAACCTTGCCCCGGTCGGATGGTCGAATGCCGATATCGCAAACGGCGTAATTGACCGCACGGAGGAACGCTTCGACGACCAACCGACTTTTACCGACAAATTCCCGTTCAACAAGCTCGGCACCCGCACGATAGCCCAGGACTTCCTTGAGACCGGGTTGAAACTCACGCTCGGCGACACGGACCGAAAGAACCGCGCGGCGCTTACGATTTCGAAACTGAACGGCGAAAAGCTCGTCGCGGGCTCGGATCAGAAATGGCCCATGATGGTCTTTTTCGAGTCCTGCAAGTATTGCCAAGACTACATCCCAGCAGTCGAGAGGCACGAAGACGAGGGCCGCCCGTGGGATTACACCGAAGACGGTGAGCCGACCCATATAGTCGATTGCGTCACGCTCGCATCCGTCTCGCACAAGGTCGCAGCCGACCCACCGAAAAATATCGAAACCGAAGTGAAGAAAGCAATGACGGATCGCCGAACGATCCGCCCGTCACTCAGTGACATTTTACCGGGGTTGGACATTGGCTAAACGAAAAGCAAAACCAAAGCAGCTCGGCGGCCCCATGGGCGAAAAGCCTCTTGATCGTCAGGTCATGGACGGCGACCCGATCACTATCGAGGACGTTAAGCAGTTTTTCATCGGCGGACTTAAGAAGCAGGAAGATTTTAGGGTCATAGCCGATCGGTCATGGAACGAGATCGAGAAGCGCAACAAGCTAGGTAAACTCTATGGCGGCGGGGAACTCGACCGGGCGAAAAGGTGGACGAAATTTCCGCTGTGGTGGTCGTGTTGGAAAATCAGACAACCTATCACGCTTGCTCGGCTTGCTATTCCCGTTCTCAAGGATACCCAAGGCGACGATCCGTTCGGAAGGACGGCTTGCATCATTGGAGAACGCTTTGTCAAAGGAATACTCAAGACTTTTGAGGCTTTCCCGGAATTCTCGGCCGCAAACGATGATTTCTTGGTCACTAATTTCGGGTGGGGTCGTTGGTTCTACCGCTCAGAAGAAACCCAAGAAGAAGAAAAGATCCGCCTCCAAGTAATTGAGTCCCCTCCCCCACAAGAACCGCCGGCAGAAGAATCCGCCGAGATGCCGCAGGAAGCGCCGGCCGAAGAGATGCAGGAACCGCCGCAGCCGCTTCCGCCGAAATTCCTCACGCCGGACGGAGAAGAGGTTCCGGCCGAGCTCGTCCGCGAGGATGACCTTGGGCCCTACTTCTCGACCGGCAACATGGTGTCGATTGAAAACGAAGAGGTCTATTTCGACGCTGGCACTTACGCCGGCATGGTCGTCGATCCCGACATTGTGCGATGGAGTAAGACCACCCGCGTCGGCTTCATTTACGAATACGGCTACCGAGAATTCAAAGAGAAATTCGGCGCCCGCGCCCTTGAGCTACTCGACCGCGATAGCATTGAGGAATACAGGGCAGATAAAAAGCCGATCGTCGTGTGGGAGTATCACGACAAAGTATTGCGCGAAGTCCGTTGGTGCACAAAAGACTCCGACGACTTCTTTCAGCCCAAGGAGATGTATCCGGAGAACGAGACAGATCCGCTCGATCATTCGGACATTTACGGCCTGTCGGATTTCTTCCCCTGCACCGCGCCGATGGTCATCAACCAATCAACGCGCAGCTTTTGGCCGACCCCTGAGTATTTCCAAGTCCAGGACATCATCGACGACATAAGCTCGATCGTTACCCGAATGCTTCAGCTAACGCGCGCCGTGCGTATCCGGTTCCTATTCGATTCGTCGGTAAAATCGCTACAGTCGCTCATCGGTGAGAATTGGGCAAACGGCGAGGGTACGGGAATGGGCATCCCGAACCTCGAAGCAACGCTCATGAACAACAAGGGGAGCCTTGCTAACCTTGTTGCGTACTTCCCGATTGATGAGCTCATGAAGGGATTGCAAAACATGTACGTCGCTTTCGATCAGCGGCTCAACATGTTCTATAACATCACCGGATTCTCCGACCTTCTCCGTGGTCAGGTATCCGACCAAGCATCAGACAAAACCTATCGCGGTCTTCAACTCGAAGGAAAATTCGCCCTTAATCGCATGGAGCCCTATCAACGGGCGGTCCAGGAATGGATCAAGGCGAATTATCAACTCGCGATGGAGATGGGTCTAAAGATGTTCTCGGATGAGACCATCGACGAGTACGTAACGCCGCAGACGCTCGACCCGGAAGACAAACAGCGCTACGTCGCAGCGCTCGATCTCCTCAAGAACAACCGCCGCAATCGCTTCCGGATGGATTTCGAAACCGATTCGACCATCTCAATCAATCAGGAATGGAAGCGAAAGCAGGCGATCGACACCGCAAACGCCATCACGAAAATGATGGAATCGATCGGAAAGACGGCGCAGGACATGCCGGAACTGGCCGACGCTGAGCTGCGGATAGCTAAGCACGTCGTTGCCGAACTCACTGACGGCAAACTCTTCATGGATGAGATTACCGACGCGATCCAGAAGACGATCGACAAGGTGAACGCGCCGAAGGACGAGCCGCCGAATCCCGAATTGATCAAGGTTCAAATCGAGGGCGAACGACTCAAGCTCGAAACCCGAAAACAGGAATTCGCCGAACAAAAGGCGATGACCGAGGACCGTTTGCAACAACTAGAGATGCAAATGACGTCTCAGATCGAGGGCGCAAAGCTCGCGCAGAAGGACCGGATCGAGGGAATCGCGGCACAGTTAAAGGAATTCGAGCTCCAAGTGAAAGCCGGAAACGCGACCTCCGACTTGAACCTAAGAGCGCAGGAAATCCAGTCCCGTATCGCTCTCGCTCAAGAGGAAATCGAGACAAAGCGCGCAAATTTCCTCCTTCAAGCTCGCGAAGTCGCCTCGAAAACCGAGGTGGCTCAGCTTCAACTCATGCTCGACAAGGCAACCGCAGACGACAAGCAGCGGCTCGAAGAGATCTATGCGGCAACCGAGCGGCTTAAGGTCCAGAACGAAATGAAGGAAGCCGCCCTCACGCAGCAAGAGAAATGGATCACCGAGGCGCGGCTACAGGATGAGCACAAACTGAACATCGCTCACACGATGGTCGAGATTCAGAAGACCATCAAAGAGATGAAACAGAGCCCGACGCCGGTCGTGGTCCATCTCCAGAAGCCGGAAGGCACCAAAAAGAAGAAACGCGGCCGAATCATCCGCGATGAGGCGGGCGACGCAACCGACATTGAAATTTTCGATGAGGAGGACGTCACCGCGTGAGCACTCCATACAATCAAAACGTCGCCAACAGCCCCACGAACGCCTATCCCGTCTATACGTTCAAGCTAAGTAACGGCGGACTTGTTCAGGGCGTCGTCTTATCCGACTCGAACGGCAACGAGTACAACGCAAGTAATCCGCTCCCGATCGACGGCTCGTTCGTCGTCTCTCCGGTCACTGCCTCAAGCGCAACGGAAACAAATAAGACCATCACGGCGGCATCGACCAAGATCCTCGACGCCAACCCGTCGCGCAAAGCCGCCGTTATTCGCGTGCCTCTCGGCGCAGACGGGCCCGTAAGAATGGCACTCGCGGGATCGGCATCGGCAACGAGTCGATTGTATCAGCCCGGCGACGTCCTGAACCTTACGATCGGCGGATGTCTCTACACCGGCGCGGTCTACGGGATTGTCGACTCGCTAACGGTAGATGTCGAGGTAACCGAACTATGAGAATCCTAGCCTTTCTTCTCGCCCTGCTCCCTCTTTGCGCAACGGCGCAGAGCTCATCGTGTCGAATCACGGACGGGGTCGGTAATTTCGTCGGCGTAGCAACCGGCGGAAATCTGAAGGTGAACGCGGACGGAACAGCGGCGCTCAGTAGTATCGAGACATACACGTCAAGCATCGACACTTATACGCAGTCAATCGACGCCAGCCTATCCAGTGTCATCTCGGGCGGGCGCGTCAACGTGACGGCGACGCAGTCCGGCACATGGACCGTGCAGCCCGGGAATACCGCGAATACGACACCATGGCTCACGTCTGACAATGCGATAACGACCGGCGGTTATTCCGCGTACACGTTTGGCGCTCTCGTTGACACGGTCCAGACCGTGAAGGGGTCGGCCGGCACGCTCGGCGGTTGGTTTATCCTGAACTCTGCCGCGACCGTTTGTTACGTTCAGTTTTTTGACACAACCGGCGCTGTTACTCTCGGCACCACAACCCCAACGTTTTCACTTGGATTGCCGGCGGGCGCCGCTGCAAATATTCCCGCAACGCGCCCGGGAATAGCGTTCTCGAGCGGCCTCAAAATCGCAGCGACAACAACGCGCGCAGGTTCAACCGCATGTGGTACCGGCGTCGATGTAAACCTATGGTATAAATGACCGCGCGACGTTTTGCAGGATCGATCGTTGCGCTCGCGGTCCTATTCGCCGCCTCGCTCGCTCATGCCGCGCCGATTCAGATCCTTGGGTTCGAAACGGGCGACACGTCCGAATGCCGATCTATCACGAGCGCGCCGACAGTCAGCGGGGGAGCCGCACGATCCGGATCGTACGGCCTCGATGCGAGTAGCGCCGGATCGGGAACAACGACACCGAATTGCCGCGTTGGTATTCCGGGCACAACGGGATTACCAACGGCGGAAATCTCACAAGCAACGACGTATTCCCGCTTCTATTTCAACGTCCAAACGCTGCCGGCATCCGCCGAAGAGGAATTCGTCACGCTCGTCGATACGGCCGGCGCGGCAAAGGCGCAATACCGCATCACGAGCAGCGGAACGATCAAAGCATGCGACTCGACATCAACATGCGGTTCGGCCGGAAGCACGACATTATCAACCTCGACTTGGTATCGAATCGAAATCCAAACGACCACGGGCGCAGGTTCGACGGCCTACGAAATTCGAATCAATGGCACAACGGAACTTTCCGGCACGATGTCGCAAGGTTCAACAAACGTCGGCTCTCTTCGACTCGGAAAGGTCACGAACCGAAACTCACAACAAATCCGATATTTCTTCGACGACGTTTCGATTGAAACAGCGACTTGGCCCGGCGAGGGTGCGATCTTGCGAATGGGCCCGGACTCGAACGGCTCAACCGCGCAGTGGACGGCGGGCACAGGTAGCAGCAATTACGCCGAAGTCGATGAGGTTCCGACCGACGGAGACACGACCTATGTTCAGAAATCATCGGCAGCATCGCAGACGCAGCTCGTCGGCCTCGACTCGACGGCCACGGCGGGCATCAGCGGAACAATCAATTGTGTAAAATCCTATCAATCGTGCCGAGAGTCCGTCAGTGTAACGAGCGCAACGCTAATCCGCATACGGTCCGGCGCGACGAATAGCGATAGCTCGACACTCAACGGATCGACCAGCTACCAATCACAATTTCGAGTGCTCGCGACCGACCCCGCCGACGGTGCAGCGTGGACCACAACCGATCTCGATAGTGTCGAGATCGGCGCATCCGACACCGCAGCAACCTCGAGTGTCCGATGTAGCACTATGGCGCTCTACGTCGATTTTACCGCTTCCACGCCGACGCCGACACCAACGCCAACCGCAACGAATACGCCGACGAATACCCCAACGCCTACGCCGACACCGACGCCAACGCCGACCCCTACACCTACGCCTACTCCAACCGCCACGCCGACGCCGACCCCGGCCGCCGTGACGCTTCGCCTACTCTCATCGACGGGGGTAGGGAAATGACGCTCCTCTTCTTCCTCCGCTCGCCGGCCGGTAACACGGACACCGGGAAAGCCCCCGACGCCGGACCGGCCTACGAACGCCCCGAACGAAAGCGCAGGACGCGCGAAGAGCGACGGGCAGCAAAGGTCGAAACGCAGCGGCTCGCAAAAGCCATAGCGGACGACGAAGCGAAGGCGCGGGCGAGGCGAAAGAAACGGCGGGAAGAGGAAATGCTGATGATGCTTCTAATGCACGAATTCGGTGACGACTATGAGCATTAAATCAAAGGTCCACACCTACGGTAACGAGCACGAATCGGATTGGCCGCCACGGTTCCCCGAGAATCCGAAAGGAATGGTCGGCTACATCGACAAGGACACGAAAGAATTCGTCGAAGGCTACCCTCGCGAAAATCTCTCTTGGCGACCGAATGACGGCATCATTTGCGACTCAATGCCGAAGACCTATCACGAGGCGGCCGGGCGATTTGTCGAATCTCGTCAGGAATGGGAGCGGCTCGACAAAGAGCACAACACCCTCACGTTCGGCAGCGTAGCCGAGCCGCGCCGACACGTTGAAAAGGGCACCAAGCAGCAAGCCCTAGAGCTCAAGCGCGATCGGCGCCGGGCATCAGAGGAGGCGCTCAAGATGGTCCGGGCGAATCCACGGCACATCAACCAGAAATGGCAAAAGGAAGCCGAAAAACAGGAAAAAGCGGCGAAGCAAATCGCGGACAATTACGGCCTACATAAACAGTTGAAGGGAATCATATGAACGATGAAATCAATAACGATGTCCAGCTCGAAGCGCCCGTAGCAGAACAAACGGTTGAAGCCCCCAAGGAGAAATTCGACGGCCTTTCGAACCGTGATGCGCTCGCAGAAGCAATCAAGCTGAACAGGGAGGGCGAGCGTCCGGAAGCGCCGACCAATAAGGAAGTTGCGCAGGCAGTTCAGGCCGATATCGAACCGCCGGCCGAATTCTCTAAGGAAGGCAAAGAAGCATGGAAGCGCAAAGACGTTTCGGCCATTCAGCGAGAGTACCGACGGATCCATGATGCGCGTACCGCTGAGATCTCCCGGGCGCAGAGGGCCGAACGAGAGGCCCGCGAAATTGCCGAGAGAGAACGCGCGAGCTCGAAGCCCGCAAAGGACTTGCTTGAGCGCGTCAAAAACTACCTTTCGGTTCGAGGGGACGACAGCACGCCCGATGAGGTCAAAATCGCGCAGGCGCTTCAACTCGTCGAAGAGATGCGAAAGGGAGACGGCGCCGCTATTCGCGCAGAGCTCAAGAAAGCAGGTATCGATCTCGACGCATCCCCAAAGCAACCAACTGCGAA